AGAGTGGGACGCGTAGTAGTCGCCGGCAGCACCAGAAGTGCCCACATTGCAGAAGGCCGCGGCGCTGCTCACATTAGGAGACGACAACCACCAATTGACGGAGGCTCCGTTCGCACTCTTAACTCTATTGGCAGCAGTAGCATAATATGCAAATTGTTCTGCGCCGCCTGTGGTCTTTTCTGTCTGTGCTGCATAAGTAGTTGCTCCAAAAACGTTGTACTCAACAGGAAGCCATATCTTATGCTGTTCCGTCTGCAGACTTGAGGACTGATTACCTACTGATCCCTGCCACTCATACTGCGATATAGCCGCCTGTAAATCTGAATCAAGCAGATTGAAGTAGTCGGAATCCAAGAAGGTTTTCATAAGTGATGAGTTATAGCCTCCTGCATTCGTATTACCTGTGTTCATCTGCTTTGTCTGAGTCAAGCAATCGTGTCTCTGCAGGATGATATTATGTCCATGTTTAGCTGTTCTGTACCCTACATGAACCACATCAAACTTAACATTGACGCCATTCTCCTTAAACTCAATCTGATCTCCTGTCTGGAAGAACTGGCTCTCAAGACCTGCGTTGACGATCACCTTTATTCCTGTCGCAGTTGTAGGATCCATTCCTACCATGATCTTTCTGCACTCTCCGTACCCAAGTTCAATTGTTGTTGAATACTGTACAGTATTACCGCTCTTGAGCTGAATAGTGTAAATGTCTCTTGGTGGAAGCATAAACTCACACTTCTTGCTTGCCATAGTGCCGCTCCATGTTCTGCCACCTGAGTTTGTAATAACAACTGTTTTGCCATTGTCTGCAGTAGTTGTTGAAGTCGCTACTACTTTGCACTGTCCGTAGTAGAAATTATCCGCAAATCCCATATTAACTCTCCTCTCTTATAACTATGTTTATGCTGCCATCATCATTAAATGTGGTGGTCTTTATCTGTACTACAACGCCGTCTTTATTGGTCGTTGTTTCCCTGATACTTCCATCCTGCATGAACTCAGTAAGCACTACGCTGCCGGATGCAAGTGTTTCGGTGATAGTACCAGTGCCGAACACAATGTTCGTGTTCTGGTCTATCTGATCCTCAAGGATCCTGCCTACAGTATCAACGCCATTTTTCATGTAGATTGCATCTGCAAGACTAGGCGGATATACTGTATCGCCGTTATTGTCTTTTAATTCCCTAACATATGCGCTCATATATCCTCCTTCCTTAACTGTTCACAGGCGTGATGGTCTTGGTTCTTGTGATAGAGCCATCACTGTTGAATACTGTGTGAAGTGTTATGGTGTCTACGTCTGCCTTTGTGATAACCTGCGTGATAGAGCCGTCACTGTTGAAAGTGGTCTGCACAGTCCTTCCGTTTCCAAAGGTCTCTGTTATCACGTTATCTACAAAAGTTGTTGTGCAGGCTGCCTGATCGTTGGGCTCATCCTCCAAAGAGTCGAGCTTCTTTTTATCAGCTGCGATCATAAGACCATTAGCAGTCTGTGTTACCACATCATAGGTTGTATCATGTGGCTTGCTATAATTGCCGCCACCATCAAGGTACAAACCCTGCTGCCCTTTAAGAGGCTTGGGCACGAGTCCGCTTGCTCCGTCTTTACTGGCTGTCGCTCCCTGCATGATCGCAGGATTGTCGAGCATATCTTTGTATGCGTCCGTAAAGTCATTAGTGCTCAGGTCTTTTCCTGCCACCTTTGTTACTTTGGACTCTTCCAGTGCATCCTCTTTGCCTGTTGCCCTTGTGATCTCGTCTTGTAGTGCATTTGTCTGTCTCTCATTGAGCTTATTCATGCGCTCAATGGCACTTAAGATATTCTCTCTGGCAGTAGAGTCCACAAAGGCATATGTAACGCCGCCATATTCAATGGTATCAATTACCTGTTCTGCCGCCACTGTTTTGCTCCTCCTTCCTGTTTATTTCCTCGATAAAATAGTTGAGCTTGTCTGCAGTATCGGCTATCCACCTGTCAACCACCGCAAGGTTTTCCTCCGGCGTCTGCTTATCAAGCTTTGGTCTTTCTATTCTCAGATACATTACTCTTCACTTCCCCTCTCGATTGTAAGAGCCATAGAGTATACTCTTATGTCTCCGTGACCGCTTATCTTTATCTTGAAGTGATCGCACCTTAGAGGCGCAAAAGGAAGCGACTGGGAAGATATCTCGCTGTGCCCTCTTAAGGTTCCCACAGTGTCATATGGTCTGTCGTCGTAGGAAATCTCTACCCTGAGCTCTGATCTTGTGGGGATAAAGGCTCTTAGAGTTATCCTTGAGACATAGCTGTGATCTGGTGACTCATACCCCATCTCTCCTGTCTCCGCATAAAACTCCGTCCACTCCTCATCAAGCACCTGCTCCTGTGTGTATATGGAATTATTCCTGCTGCCTATTCCATATACATTGTCAGCACACATTGCGTAGAGCTGTCCGTCTATGGATTTTGTGAACTGCACTGCAGGAAGCTCAGACTCCTTCTCCCAGAGTCCATGCTGCAGGTCATATACAAAAAGCCTCTTGGCGCCCTTCTCTGTCTCCATAGATATGTAGTATTTATTCTGGCAGCCACCTGCCACTGCATCATAAAAGAGCGTCTCCCTTGAGAGCGGTCTTGAGATAGCCGCAGGTCTTGAGCCATCAAATACACACACATCACTTATGCCTTTATAGAGAAGATAGTCTCCTAAAACTACCAGAGACTTTGAGGATCCTTTCTGCACTCCCTCTGCATCCATCTGCACAAGCTGATATTCTGCAGGATATGAGCCGTAGATCTTGTAGATCTTATTCTCCTTAAAGAAGTGTGGATATCCCTGATAGGATATGCACCCGGTAAAGTCTCCTAAGTCTCCTACTGTCAGTGCATAGGAGTCCGTAGAGAGTCCTTGATATACATACCAGTTCTTGAAGTCTCCGAGCTTACTTGCGTATATCTCGTTGACTACCTTGTGGGTAGAACTGTCATAACCATAGTGGCAGCCCCATACTCTGTTTTTATCAGTGCAGACTGCATCAAGCTTGGGAAGCTTCCTTTTTGCTGTGAGTGTCCATGCACTGCTTGTTGTCTCTGAGTCCGTGGCAGCAGTCATAAATCCTATGACTACCATGTACTCATCATCAAGCTTCTGTATAACTGATCCCTCGTTGATATCAGATAGCTTGGTGTTGAGGAATACTGCATCCCCTTCCTCAAAGTACTGCGTGAGGTTTGCCCCCGGTACACTGATCTTGATATAGCCTGTGGCTACCGCTTCCCACTCCGACTTGTAAGAGTTGTAGTAGTACAAGCCCTGTGTCTCTTCTCTTGTGCATATCCAGTAATCACCATGTGCAGGCGATTCTGGCGCATTGTCTGCTACTGCAAGGTTTTGGAGATCTGCCCCGGACAGAGAACATGGAGAGTAGGTTACTGTCACGCCTTCAGGCGCAGCAAAGTCCGCCTCCATCATTCCCATATCCTCAAGGTCATTAAGGTTTACATAAGCCTTGAGAGGGAAAAGTAGCAGATATGAGCCCATAACAAGCATGGTCTGCTCGGACTCTATATCGCCGTCCATAATATCCGTGAGGTCTGTCTTTATATCTGTTGACAGGTTCCACAGGTACTCATTAAAGAGCACGTATATTGTGTCGCCTACCTGCAGAATGCCTCTGAAATGCTTTACTGAGTTATCATCCTCAGGCAGGTTTGTGAGGTTAGCCCTTACCTTTCTTGGAGACAATAGAGGGTACTGGTCTGACGATAGGTTCTCCATATCGTAAAACTCTCCGAGATCGGTCTTATAGTTGTGGTTGTACCCCAGAAACGTGTCTATCATGTTTCTTGAGTTTCCACTCTCATCTATTCTTGGATAATACATAAGCCCCTCCCTCAGAGATTGCTATGGTTAAACAGCTTCTTTTCTACCTTCTTGGTCTGATAAGTCCTGTTAAAGTACTGCTGATATGTGAGCAGGGCATTGTTGAACATTGTGGATGCAGTGTTAAACCGCGCCTTGTCATTGTTGAGATATGCTATCTTCTGATCTATGTAGTGCAGGTAGAGGTCGTCGTAGGGCTCAGGCACTAAAAGCTTGGAGTCCATATCAAAGCTTGCTATATGCTCTGCAAAAGAGCCTGCTGCCTTTATATGGAGCGTTGAGCCTGTGACTGACAGCTCGATCCTTGACTCATCCTCAAGGTCATGTTCATGCTGCACATATATTTCATTAATAAGCATCTGCTCACATTTTCTTAGCCACAGTACCTTTACAGAGTCCTCCGTCTGGTTAGGTCTCTCAGCGTTATACTGTTCGATTATCTGTGCTACAGTTGCCATAGTTACTCCTTATACAAATTAAGGGAGTGAGCTAAACCCACTCCCTTGTTTCATTGCCGCTTACTTAGAGGCGCTCTTCTCTACACCATTTTCAATGTAGCGGATTGCCTCTTCCTGCGCTTCAAAACTGTGTTGAAGAACTTCTGCGATAGGAGCAGGAACTTCTACGTTTACACCTCTCTTTACCTTGTAGCCCCTTCCGTTTACGGAAACAGGGATAACGTTTGCTTCCCCATTGGTTGCTCTTGGTACAAGGATAGTAACCATTTTATCCCACTCGCCACCTGTAACTACAGGCGCTACTTCGTCAACAGTTTTCTTTGTCTGTGCCATATCTTTTCTCCTTCTTAGTTAGCTGCATCTGTGCCACTGTAGAATGAGCCTGACTCGATACGTACAAGTCTCTCCTGATAGAGGATCTGAGCAGCATGAGAAGCTTTCCAACCTACTGTGCTTCTCTGATCGAGAGGATCTGCAGTACCTGCGCTACCTCTCTGCTTGATGATAACCTCTAAGGACTCTGCAGAAGGCTCGATAATTCCGTATGCGTCCTTACCAAAGATGGTAGTAGCATATACGGCTACGTTGCTTGCGCCTGCTGCCCAGATCTTCTGCTCTGTGTCCTCAATGAATCTCACGCCGTGGAGCTTACCGATCTCACCATTGTAGATCTCTCCGGGCTGAGCATACTTGTGTACGTCGAGCCAATCTGCGCTCTCTCTAAGGTCATAAGCTACAGATGGGTGAATAATTCCGATATAGTCTCCGTTGATTGTAGGAGCCTTCATCTTCTTAAGGAAAGTGAATGCCTGATCTACAAGTGTAGGAGTGATTGTATCTGATGCAGTAAGGGTTCCTCTTGAAGTCTTGCCACCTGCATAGATAACGTTTGTGCCGGAAACAACTTCGTTACGTGTGATGATATTGAGGGTATCACCTGCCTGTGCGCCATGCTCTTCTGTGATAGCTGCGATTACAGGATCTACTGCCTCAAGCTCAAGACGATCTGAGATGGTTGTGTAATCACCAAACTGGCTGATTTCCTTCTCGATCTTTGTCATGTTTACAAAGTTACCATCAGGTGTAACGCCCTCTGTAAGGGGTGTTGTTGCCTTTGCGTATGTGTCGAACTTTCTCCACTCAACCTTCTTGCCGCCATTCTTAGGAAGTGGCTGCTTCTGTCCGAACTGGTTGAAGTAGTGCTCATTCCTTGCATTCTCAAGGAGTGAGGTCTTGTAGAAAGTTTTCATGGTAGGCTGAACAGTATGTGTATCGCCTGATGCAGCACCATCATTGGTTGTGTTAGTGTTTGGGTTAGCAAAAAGCTGAATGTCAAACCACTTAAGATCTTTCATTTTAAAGTCCTCCTATAGCTTTTGTAGGTTAGCGGCACGCTCTGTTTGCGTGTCGGTAAGTGCTAGAAGGTGATTTTCTCGCCTCTCTCAGCACGTTTCCTTATATCGTCAATCTGTGCTTTGGTAAGCTTAGAAGGATCTACATTTCCTACGGAAGCTGTGCTCTGCTGCCCTATACCATTCTCCGCAGGTCTGGTCATGCCAGACTGTATGGAGTTTGATATCTTATTCTGGGTCTGCTGCACTGCATATGCCATTGCCCCTCCCATGATCTCATCCTTGTGAATGATCTCATATACAGTCTTAACTGCATTCGGAAAGCCTGATTTCTGCATTGTAGCAAGCAGCCTTCCAAAGTTGGGGTTTTGCATCTCGGAATCAAGGTCAAAGTTAGGATAAACCTGCTTTGCTGCCTCTGCCTGCTGCACTACCTCATTCCACTGTCTGTCTCTCTCGCTCTGCGCATTCTGGTTACGCAACTGTGCAACCTCTCTCTCAAGCTGCTTGGTGCGCTTGAGCTGCTCCACAGGTATGCCCTTTTCAAATGCTTCCTTCTCGTAGATGGAATTGTCATTATCAATAGCTGCCTGTAGCTGCGCAATAGGAATTGAGCCATCCGGGTTAGGTCTTACTCCGTAGCGCTCTGCCATTGTCCTGATGATAGGATCTATTGAGTCTATCTGACCCTGCAGGTTCCTGTCATTCTTGAAGCGGTTGTTAATCGCTTTCTTAATGGCTTTGTCGTAGTCACTCTTGTACTTACCTTTTATCAGACTATCCCATGTCTCTTCGACTGGTGCTCCGCTCTGATCTGCGGTTGCAGGTGCGATCTGCTCTCCTGTGCTTCCAGTAGCTACTCCTTCGGCAGCAGGATTTTCTGCTGTTGCGGTGGCGATTCCGCTTGAGCCGCTATCGGCTCCTGCCATGCTTGCGCCTTCCTCTCCAAAGAGTTGAAGGTCTAAAAAAATGTCGGGCATAAAGCTCCTTTCTTTTCCATCTGTGGTAGGTCACGACCCTTGTTAAGTCTATTATTGCAAAGGGATTTTACTTTTTATAGTGCACCCTCCACTATCTGTAGATATTGTGGAAAGCCAGACTCCATGAGCCTTAAGCCTTCCATCATCATCTTGTAACAAATAAATGCATCCCTGCCCTTTGCGGTTATAAATACATCCCCTTTGTCTACCCTCGCGGTGAATGTATCTGTTACCTCCGGCAGGTAGGCTACAAGTGTCTGCACCAGTGTGGATATTCCTGCGCAGACTATATCGTTTCCTGCTTCCGCAAATCCTGCGTGCCCCTTGCATTCCACGATAAACTCGTCGCCGTCCTTCTCTATGTATGAGATCTTAGTCATTAGCGTGGGCTCGTGGCGTTGTTCGCCCTCTCCCTTGCATTGGCTGTGATCTCAGACTCACCGAGGTTTGTCTCCGGCATTCTTGCAGATCCTCTTGGGGCTCCCTGAGCATCAAGTCTTGCATTGATGTTATCTGCCATCTGAGCAGCCATATGGTACTCTGTGCCTCTTTCCTTGCCCAGAGTGTCTATCATTTCTGCCATCTGTAGCATTTGCTGCTGCATCTGTATCATTTGCTGATACATTGTGCCGTTAGCCTGTATCTTCTCTATCACAGTGCCCTTACCTTGAAAGTCCATCATATCAATGCAGGCAAGCGCCTGATCTGCATACTGAGGATTGAAAAAGCCCTGATTATAGAATTGAAGTGCAAGCTCATTCTGTGATAGCTGAGTGTATGCACTCTCTTTCTCTGCCTTTACCTCAATATCAAATACAGGAACTCTGTAGCCCATATCCACACCGAAGTCTGTACCCTGATACTGTGGCTGCAATCCTGCGTTTGAATACCTTGTAAACTCCTGCTGCCCTCCATGCCCTACAATTCTGAACTGTCTGGGTATGGTGTAGAACTGCCTTATAAGTTCAATGACGAGATACACAACCTCTTTGTGTGTCTCGTATGTTGTAGCTATCTGGTCTCTACTTGTCTTTCCTGCGGACTCCTGTATAGCTGCTATAGCTGAGGCGGCGGTAACTCCTGCCTGTGTGCCTCCTGTGGTTGCGTCTCTGTTACCTGCAGTCTCCTTCATCTCGGAGATCTTACTGTTTAAGATCTCGATATAGTTGCTGTTGATGAAGGTAGGTGTATTGATTGGTGCTAGGCTGTCCTCTCCCAGATTGCCGTCACAGTGTACAAGAAGCTGATTAGGGTTAGAGAACTCCTCCTCATTTATGCCTCCGTCATTCCTTGTAAGGTATCTTGGAGAAGCCACAAACTGCACATTCTTTTCAAAGGCGTTGTTGTATACGTCAATGGAAGCCTGCGCATTTTTGCACACATCCACAAAACCGAATCCTACAGGCATACCTGCCTCAGGGAAAAGAGTATCGAACACGAAAGGATATTTGCCGTGATCGTACAATCCTCTCTCCGCCATGCTCTTTCCTGTAGGTACTTCCACAGGCTGCATAACAGGCTGCCCCATCTCATCAAGGACTGCTGCCCCTGTCTCATCAAGTACAGGCTGCATCTGCGTGGTAGTAGGTACCTTCGTATCGTTCTCTGTAGCATAGAGCACGATATCATCTACAAACTTGATATACTGCAGTGTCTCCTTGCCGTTTATCCTCTTGTGGTAATACCAGTCAATGACTGCGCTCTTGCCTGTGGTATCAATGGACTCATCATACATATACTTCTTGATGATGTTGTCGTTAGTCTTTGAGAGGTTGCCCCTGCACTGAGGGTACTGCTGCTCAAGTGTAGTATTAGATACAAGCTCTACAGTAAAGAGGTTTTCAGAATCCTGTATATCAGTTATGCCCGGTTCCCAGAAGATAGAGAGAAGATCCATAGACTTGATAGCCACGTCTCCCAGTCCGTTGAGCTTGGAGCTATCCCAGAATACCCCAAACACTCCTGTACCATGCTTTAGCTTGTACCATACCTCATCTGAGTACACGTCCTTATATCCGTTCTGCCTCATGACAACAGGGATGATAGAGGAAAGTCTCTGTGCCTCCTCTACGTCGTCCTCTTCTCTTGGCAGGATATCTGATGCAGGGAAAGAGTCCATGTAATCTGCGTGCTTGGATATGATTACATTAAAGAGCCATCCACTTGCAGGCTTAGGATCGTCAATGGTGTACTCTGTCTGCATGAGATCCCAATGCCTCATCTTCCACCACTTCTCATTGCGAGTGATCTTATCCTCAAGGTTCTGCTTGCCCTGCTTATACTTCTTTAGTATCTCCATGCCCTTGCGCACTTCGTTTTCTCCTATTGGCAGCGCCCTTGTGGGCTGAGGCTGCATAGAGGGGGAAGCAGGAACCGCAGCGCCTTGTGTCTGAGGCTCCTGCAGCAGATTGTTTATCTTATCGGCAGCAGGCTGTGTGGGTATATAACCATCCTGCCCTCCGTTAAGACCTTTGTTAAAGTCTGTGTTGTTCTTTTTGCTATTCACGTTTCCTGTGCGCCGTGGTCTGTTAAACTGTTGTGCCCTCTGCACATACTGGTTAGGTTCGTTAGCCATCACACTCTCCTTACATAAATAGATTTGCGTTTAATTACTTTCTGGTTTAGAGGATCGTCCTCTGCTTTTATTTCTTTCTTGCCAAGCTGAGGCTTGATAGGTCTGCTCATACACATATAACGTGCTTCGTCAGCTACATGATCCTCAAGCTCTGTATCTAAATCCTCTACGTTTGTATCATCATACATAAGTAGTGGGATTGTACGTATGAATGCCTTGCAGTTCTTGAATATATACATCATAGGGATGCCGTTCTCATCAAAAGCCATGCGGTAATGCATCTGCATCCATCCGGCTATCCTCTCATGGTCTCCCTTCTGGAAGTAGATATGGTGGCGCAGGGCTACATCATTGACGGACTCTCCTGTGTCTGCATTCCATATGGCAGGATCCGCAACGCCCTGTATCTGTTTACCCTTAAGGTATGGGTGCTGATCTTCTACCTTCTTGATCTCTGCAAACTGTTTATCAGGGCTCCATTTCACACCCTCATTAGGTATGCCAGTCCATCCGTATAGCTCTAATATCCTGTATAGCCTTCCGTCATAGTCCACCGCCCACCATGCACAACTGAATGGTTTGCTATAACCAAAGTCATAGGAGCGGTAGATCTTCCATCCCGGAGGAATATCAAAAGGCTCTATAACATGAGTCCATAGCCTGTCCTCATAATGCTCAGGGTTATCTGTAAACTCTTCAAAGAACTGCCCCTCAAATATATCCCAGTCGCCATAAAGCCATGCCTTTTTAAGCTTAGGCGGCAACTGCTCAAGGAAGCGCACGTAATCTGGGTCTGCTTCCATAAGAGCGTTGTTATCCTGCACAAGCGCCTGAGTAAATGAGTACTCCTCTGGCTTCTCTCCATCCTCATAGTTCCTGTCAATGAAGATCCTTTTTATGTAGCCATGCCCTGCTCCTCCCGGATTGCAGGTGTAATAGATCCTGTGAGGAAAATCATTTACACCACGGCAGCAGGCAGTGATCGTCTTGAGCTGATACTCTGTGAAGTTTGTTGCCTCATCAATGAATATCACATCAAACTCAATACCTTGAAAGTTCTCAAGGTCTGTATCATTCCTGCAATACTGCAGCTTAATGATTGAATTGTTAGGGAAGGTGAACTGCTTATCAGACTTGTTGTACTTGGCTACTCCCTTAAGCGACTTCTTAAGAGGCACTATATGGTTTTGCTCAAGCTCTGGGTAAGTCTTACGGACTATACACATACGGATCCCTGCAAAGTTGACCGCAAGAAGTATCGCCTTTGTCCTGAGCGCCCACGACTTGCCGCCGCCACGTGCGCCTCCATAACCCACGTGTTTGTGATGGTCTTTGAGGAAGATCTTCTGCTTTTCGTTAGGTTCTCCGAGGTATATATTCATTCACCATACCCCTCTGACTTATCAAGTATGATCTTGATACTTTCTTTCTCCTCAATGTTTCCAATACCATAGAGCTCAGCAAGCTTAGTAAGAGCATTGATCCTGTCAACCTGTCTTGAGCCCTTCCGTGATTGCAGCAGTTCGCCTTCTGCGTCGTAGATCTCGGAAGTATCTTGCCCCTCACCTGTAGCTATCTTTTTGAGCTGCTCAATGATAAACGCCCTCATGGTGGTTGCATCATTGCCGCCTTTGGTCTTGGCTTCCTCCATGAGCTCGTTATACCTCCCCAGAACCTCCCCTTTTTTAAGAAGTTCTGAGGCTCTCTTATCCACAGTCGCATCTTTCCACTTCTGGCTATTGGGATATGCAATTCTAAATGCCTGCCTCTGGCTCTTGCCTTTTACAAGTTCCTCTACGTACCTTTCCTGCTTAGGTCTCAGCATAGTTTTCTTTCTTACGCCCTCTCTTAATTATTGACTGTTTACGCCTCAAAATATAGGACACCCTAAAAAGCCCATAGAGATAAACTCCATGAGCTTCTTAGTTTACTTTCCGTCCATATCCAACGCTATGTAGCAAGGACAATTCCAGTAGTAGCCGCAGCAGAAATCTGCTTTAAAATCATTTTTGGCAGCACCACTTTTGAAGTGATGTAGTGTATGATCCCCACAGATCCCAACACACTTTACCTCCACAGGAGTTTCCTTGCAGTAGTACGGACAGTTTACATAAGAATCCTGCTTAAACCTCGTACCCGGCATCTCAACTCCTTAAGGTCTACCAAACCACTTTCTTGCCCTTCGCACTCTCTTTGATATCTCCCTTGCCCTTGAGTCCATAAGAAAGATCCACTCATTAACAAGGTTGCCCTCATCCGCTGCAGGCTTGAAGTACCCCTGCCCATCCTGCATATTGATGATAAGCTCTCTGCTGTCTGCTATGGCTTGCCTTATACTTCTCTTATCAAGGTCTGTCTGCCATGCAAGATCTTCCAGTGTAACAGCATGGTCGTGTCCGTATGGTATAAGATCCTCAATATCTATAGCCTTCATACACCCCTCCTCTTTTAGTTAAAAGGTAGTTCCTCCTGTATATCATCTGGTATGTTCATAAACCCATCACCATCTGTGGCAGCAGGTGGAATATCGGCAGCAGGTGCGCTTCCTTCTCTCTTCTCGCAAAACTCCTGCCTCTCTGCTACTACATCCGTGGTATATACCTTTTTGCCTTCCTTGTTATCGTAGCTTCCTGTCTGTATTCTGCCCTCTATGAGTATCTTCATTCCCTTGCGCAGATACTTCTCGGCAAACTCTCCATTCTTGCCAAATGCCACGCAGGATATAAAGTCTGCTCCCGGATCCTGATTGTTTTTTGTTTTCATCCTGTCTACTGCCAGACTGTACCTCGCAATGGCTATCGGCTCTGCTGCCTGTGAGTACTTCACATCAGGATCTTTTGTGAGTCTCCCCATCAATATAACTTTGTTCATGCCTGCGCCTCCTCAAGATCTATTCCCTCGATCTGAGCTCTGACCTCAAGAGCATGAAGGTAAGCACCCATGCAGTGCTTCTGCTCAAGAAGTAATCTCAGAGGGCAGGAAGGCTCAAAGTCGAGCTTGCCTGCTTCATACTTGATAGTCATTTTGTGAAGCTTGTTGTAGCGGATCTTGGTCTGGTAGTACTCAGCCTTAAACCTCTCCTTATAGTCCTCACTCTCCATCATTGCTACTGTGTCTTTCAATTCCATGTTTCATTTCCTCCTTGTCATGTGATATCCGCAGCGTGGGCAGTAGTCAAAATCCATATCCTCTGTCATAAACTCTGCTCCGCAGTGTGAACACTTAAATACTGGCTTCTCAACGCTTCTTTCGTTTGTGTGAGTCTCTATCCACTGAGCCCAATTCTCAAAGCCGCCAATGTTGAAGTATGCGTCTGCGCCATGCTTTACATAGTCCATATCCTCAGAAGGGATAAGCCCCTGTTCATCTGTTACAAACCTGTAGTCTCCGTGCTTGCTTCCGTCTCCGTTCTGCAGGTTCTCGTATGAAAGAGTCCTGCCATCACTTGAAATCCTGAGGCTATCATGATGATCTGTGCCGTATCTCCTGACTCTTCCGCCCTGTAAATCCTTGATCCACATATCGCTCCTCCTTATTTTCGTTGTCTATTTCAAAAACTACTCCATTCCCCAATTCTTTCGCCACTTCCTCGGCTCTTTCCCAAGTCGCATACATTCCGTAGTACCACAGCTCGGAATCTACCAACCTTGCCACCATGACTTTATCCTCATTCTCGATAATGCTCACAGGACAATTCTTCACAAATAAATTTGCTCTTAAACATGCGTTAGCCATCTTCTACCTCGCATTTATTCTGCAA